CATGAACCATAATCAAGAACTCCTGGTGTTCGCGGGCCTTGGGTGCCCGCACCGCGAAACCCCGCCGCTGTGAAGCGGTCGGGGCAAGGTGGATAGCAACTGGATGGGCGGACTAGGCGGCGTGCGCGTAGCGCCGGCGATACTCGGCCAGGCAACGATCGCCCATGACGTCAAAGATGCAATCGCGCATCAGGCCCAAAATGGCGTAATGCTTCGGCGTAGATCCGGGCATGGCGAGGTCATCGTGGACCTGTTTTAGCCCCTTTTGCAGCGTCTCATCGGACAATTTCGCAAGTTCTCGCTTTGCGGCCGTGATCGCCGCTGCATGTTTCTGGTTCATGCGGTCTCCTGTGGTTAGGTGGCGCTTGGGACGCCACGAGACATGATATACACGCCAAAACCACAAAAAGCAAGTAATAAGTGCGAAAAATGCGAAAAAGGCACGTTTTGCGAGCATTTACGCTGGTTTGTTGCAGATCGACCGCTGCAACACCCAAAGGACGGAACGAATCATGAATTCAAGCGCTATCCTGGCCATTCACCGCCCTGCCCGCCGCTTCACACAAAACAACCCAACTACCTATACAGATATACATAAGGGAGAACACTTCCCGCGAAGCGGGCGAGAATACCCTCAGACACCACGCAAACACTGAGCATCCAGCGCAACACACCAACCATCCAGCAGCCAAACAACAGCGACCAGGCGACGCCAGCAAAGCAACGGGAAAAGGAAGGGAAATTGTGGGGGACGTGTGTTTTTTCACGTCGGGCGGGCTCACACCGAGATCACGCGCGTTCATGTTCATGCCTTAAACTGATACGTAAATCAGAGAGCACATGATTGGCTATCATGCGCTATTCCGCCCATATCCCTGTAACTGCGGGCCGTGGCAGTCCTGGTTTGTTGACAAACCGCTGAAAATTAGGGGGTACGGGGGGTGGATATCGCGAATCGAGGGGGCGGGGGGAAAAATGCGCGCGCCGTTCCGGTCGATATATATCCCTCCCCCGATTTTTTAATTCACTACTCGCAAAGATGGATGGTGCTTGCTAGAAGGTTTTGGTGTACAGCGCCAAATATTATGCTATTGAGAAATCTAGCCGGAGACAGTCATCGCGATCGAGGTGGCTGGGAATTAGCTCAGTTGGAAGAGCAAATACGCATTGATGGGGTTGATCGCCGCTAGCGTCTTAGGTCGGAGGTTCGAGTCCTTCATTCCTTCTTCGGTGAGTTTGCCTGAAAAACTTTCTTTTTGGCATTTCCGTGGTATGTGGTGCCAATGACTAGATCGCCTGCTTCTCCTGTGAACGTGTCAAAGATGCTGCCTGAAGAACGGGGCGCTTGGATTGGTTCTATTGATCTTGCCTCTGGGCGGGATGAGGCGTGCTATGCGGTCTATAACCCGGCGACGAAGGAATATTCTCGGATAACTGAGGCTGAGTTTCGGCTACGTAGATTTGCCACTGTGTTTATCCGGGACCCAGCGCTGACATGATCGCGAACATATTCTGAGGCGGTTTCTGAAAAAAATTTCGAATGTTGCGTCGTCGGGTCGAGTGCGTCCTGTGTGCGGCAGAGGTGTGGAAGGTTTGCTGTTCCATGAAGCAGGAGACCGAAAATGGAAAAATCTCTCGGAAACACCGATCAGAGCACAACAACCGAAAACGTGAAGGACGTCGTGTTCTTCGGCGATGACCTGTTCGTGCTGTTGTCGAAAGCCTCGTCGCAGAGCGAAGGTTGGATGAAATCAACAAAAGCGATGCAAGTTCACGCTGGCTGTGTGGTTCAAGTCACGACTCATCAGCGTAACCATGACGGTACGAATTCTGTTGCCGAAGCCGTGTGTTTCGTGCCCGGCGTGACCATTCACACGGACAGGGACGGCGACCAAATTACCGGCAGGCATCTGGTTTAGCCTCGCCAACACCGGCTTGACAAATTGGTATAAGGTGCCAATTACGCTGATGAAATTGTCGGGTTGGAGAAGTTTGGTCTATCTCGTTTGGCTCATAACCAGAAGATCGGGGGTTCAAATCCCTCACCCGCCACCAAAATACACCAGAGAGGCCGGATTCTGGATAGGGCCTCGGAGCAAAAGTAGATTGTCGAGAAAAGGGGCGCCGATGCCAGAGGGCGCCTTTTTTTGTCAGTGCGTTTAGCTGATCCGTGCTGTTCCCTACGGTTTGTCTAGCTCAGGCAAGGGAGGCCGAGATCATGGATATGAATGTAGCTTTTACCGACGGGATGCGGCGTTTGCGGCAGACACTGGCATTGTTGCTCGGATTTGTCGGGGCTTTGGGTCTCTATGTGCTGATGCTGGGCGCGTTCGAGGTGCCGGCGGAAAACGTCGAGGTGATGTGGGCCGTCTTTGCAGGCTTGGCGACCGTATTCGGTTGGTGGAATGCTCAGTCGGATAACCGCAAGGCCGAGGCGGCGGGTGATAAAACGCTGATTGTCACGTCCTGGGCCCGGGATTTTGTCGTGGTGATTGTGTCTTTGCTGAGTGCGGCAACTGTGCTCGGACTTTTCCAGATAGCCGCGGCAGGTCTTATTCTGGCTGGCGGCGGTGGCGGCCTTGGTGGTTGGCTCATCGGTCGGCATTTTTGGATACGAGCGCCGCTTCCCCCAGCTAAACCGTAAGTGCGTTTTTGAAGTTTCCCTCGTCCGCCATGGTTGCTGGACCCGATTTGGGTGCTCGGTAACGAAAAAGGACGAGGGAAATGGATAATTTTGAAAATGCAGGTGATGCTTCAATGGGCAAGACCGCCCCATTGGAAGATACGCCCGACGAGGACATTCGCGACGAAGCAGGAACAACGCCTGGCGCAGGATTTACACATGCTGCCGAACCCACCATCGCGGAAGAACCCGTTGATGAATTCAGGGCTGAGATGGATGAGCACGGCCTCGATGCTGATGAAATCAACGCTGCAATATTCGGCGAAGAGCCTGACCCAGCGGGCAGCCCCGCGCCAGGCGATCCGGTTTACGTCGTCAATCTGCAAAGGAAGTGTGATCGCCAACAAGCCCTAGCGATGGCAGCCCAGAACAATCAAGGCCGAGGCGTCCCGGCACACGCCCTCTGTGCGCAGGCTGAAGACCTGATGAATTGGCTCGACGGCGAGTGTGATGCGGACGACCTGCGGTCATATTAGACGCTGAACAGTAATCGAACTCGAAAAGCCGGGGCCATAATCGGCGCCGGCTTTTTGCGGAGGCCACATGCCTGAAGCGATCCATTTCAGAGGCAATAAAAAACGACCACATGGGTCGCCTGTTCTGCGCGAATTCGTCCTGGATGACGAACCCGACGTCCAGCTTATCGAAGGGCCGGTGGAATCCGGCAAGACCACCGGCGCGATCGCCAAGCTTTACAAGATTATGTGCACGATGCCGCGCGGTGTGGATGGTATTCGTCACTCTCGGTTCCTGGTGGTGCGGCCGACCTATGGTGAATTGCTGGAAACCGTCGTGGCCGATGTCCTGTTCTGGTTCCCAGAAGCGAAATACGGAACGTTCAAATGGTCCGAGCCGTATAAGTTCACGATGAAATTCCTCGATGTTGAATGCGAGTGGGTCTTCATGGCGTTCATGGATGCCTCCGAAGCTGTTTTGCGGAAGCTGCGGTCGACACAGTTCACGGCGGCCTGGGTCAATGAAGGCCAATATTGCCCGCTGCGCCTGTTCACAGAGATCATTGACCGGACAGGCCGCTTTCCCGCCCGGGTCACAACGCCAAATTATGACCGCCGCAAACGGGCCATTCTCGACAACAATGCGCCGCCACAGCACGCCCACTGGATCCGCTACATGCGCAAGGACATTCCTCTCCCGGCTGATATGCCGGATGACCAGAAGATGGCTTACCGCAAGCCGGAAAGCTGGAAATTTTACCGCCAGCCTGCCGCTGTTCTGGAAATCAAGAACAAGGAAACCGGCGAGTTATCGGGCTATAAGCTGAACCCTATCGCCGAGAACTTGCAGCATATGGGCGACGAACCATACACCGCTGTCGGTGGTAAACCACGCGACCAGATCGATCGAGATTATCGCAACATTTCGCGACCTGCCCGCTCTGGTACGCCGCGATATCCTCACTTCGATCGCGAATATCATGTTGCAAATGAGAACCTGACGCCGAATGAAAGCCGACCGCTTATCTTGGGAATCGACTTTGGCTTAACCCCGGGCGTGGTTTTCGAGCAGGTCATCGATGGCCGCTGGTATACGTTTTGGGAACACGTCTCGGGAAATGAAGGCGCAAAGGAGCTGGCCGAATCAATCAAGACAATACTGGCCGAACGCTTTGCCTTTGCGAGGGAGATTGGCATCTCAGCATGGGGTGATCCGCAAGGCGGCTGGCGCGGCGCATCCTCATCGAAGAAAACCAATACGTCCTTCGCGATCTTGCGGGCGGCAGGCATCCCAGTGAAACACCCACAAGCCAAGGACAATCCCGAACTTCGGATGAATATTGGCCGCAAGGTCATCAAGGGCGGGATCAATCAGGGCCCCAAAATACTGATCGACCCGCGCTGTGTCCGGCTGATCGAAGCACTCGATGGTGGCGCCAAGATGGTCACACGTTCGAACGTCGATGGAACCAGCGTCAAAGAGGAGCTGGTCAAGAACCACCACTCGCACATTGTGGAGGCCTGGGAATACTCGAAATGGGGACATGGCGAAGGCGCCGATCTGATCAAGTCCCCCGACCAGGCCAATGGCCGCGGGCGACGAACCAACACGCGCAGCAATCGTGGTGTCGGGTCGCCTGGCCGGACATGGGCGAAAGTGAGTGCACGTGGTTGATACATCAAATCCGTCTGAAGAAATGCCAGAGATACTCGGCTGGAATATCATGTTTCTCTCGGGACAAAGATCCAGTTGGTGGGATTTTCTCACACCGAAGGACTGGCGCCATGTCAGCGCCTTCGGTTGGGGGAACGACCGCTGGGTTGTCTACGATGTGGCCGATATCCGGTCACGGGTGTCGGTGATGAATGACGATCAGTTCGACCAGTGGTTTGCCCACCAAATGCAACGAACGACCGCCATGGTCCGATTCTCAACACAAAGCGGCGGCGACATTCGGGCGAGATTTGGCCTATGGTGCGTGACAGCCGTCAAGCATTTGGTTGGCTCTAACTCAAGTGCGTTGAGACCAAAGGCCCTTTTTCGCGACCTTGTAGCCCAAGGTGCAGAGGTCACATTTTACCATGGTCGTCAAAGCGAAAGCTCCTAAAGAAAGCCAAGAATCCGTTGATGCTCGCGAACGCGCTGAGGCGGCAGCTGAGAAGCGGCAGGTCGGTGAGGTTCGCCGCGGCGTCACCCAGGAAACCTCCGCCCTGCTCCGCCGCTTCGGTATCAAAGCGGCCATGGCTGGCTCGTCCGGCGCAAATGGTTTTGCTGCTGGGGGATTTAGCGGTGTCAACAATACTGGCGGCAGCTTTGATCCAGCCGCATTTTTTGGTGGCTTCGATGGCGCCGACTTTAGCCGCGGGGTCGGCAATATCGGG